CATCCACTAGGTCTGTGCGCGTGTAGCTTGTGGCGGCCTCGTGAATTTTTATCGGCCACCAATCACGGAATTCAATCGAGAAACCATTATCTTGATCAATCGTTGTTTTGCAGGCGTGTATCACCCTCGGTCTATCACTCATATCTCTTCTCCGGTTAACAATCTCTTAGAACGTCATAATTGTTTATGACCACAGCTCCTTTCGTAGCAAGTGTGAATCCTTGGAACCATTTAAAGAATGGCGCCTCTCTGTGGTTGTCAGCGATCCATTGGTAAGCAAAGGACGTGGCAAGAAAGAATGCGATGGTTGGTACTGGGTCTGGTTTCTCACCCAGTACATCACGGAGCAATACTTCTGAGCAACCGTGATCAGGGTCCCCGAACTCAATGGTTTGATAAGTGTCCAGGGCGTTCATTGTATGGTATGCAACATCCGAGGGTGTCATGTTCTGACACCCACTGATGAGGACTACCGATAGCAGTATAAGGGAACGCATCTTAATGTTTCTGGTCTTTGTCAGATGGGATCTTAGACAGCTCTTTGACCTTGTCTTTATTGGGAGCGGGGACTTGACCCTTGACAATGGTTTCCTTCAGGACTTGGTTCTCCGCCATTAGGCGTTTAACCAAATCCGACTCGTTCAGTAGGGCTTGGGCTTGGCGATCTATTATATCAATGAATGCCGTTGCGGGTAACTTGACACCATTGCGGCCCATCCACTCACAGAAAGCCCAGTAGACCCCTTGAGTATCAGGAACAGGTTCCCCACCTTTAAGCACCATTCCATTCATGGCATCAAGCACCAAGAACTCTGAACCGTCAGGTCCGTAAAATATGGTCTGGAAGCTCATTGGGCTGAAGGACATAAACTTCTTGTCCTCTGGATCCCCTTCTGTTGGCACTGGTGCCACGTCTTTTACTTTGTCGTTCATGGTCTTTCCTCCGTATGGCGCTCTAGAGAATCCGGGGCGCCGTTTAATGATGGTACTACTTAGCTCAGGGTCTGTCCACCGCTGACCATACGTCGCCCGCTGTTGCGTAGCGTTGTCCTTTGAATAGGTACTTCACTTTCCTATCTCCCAGTATTAGGTTCACGGCAAAGGACCCATCGGGCCCCTGTCGAACTACACTGCCCCAATTTACAAAGCGGACCAAGCTTTTAGGATACTTTTAACTTCCTTCAGTGGGTTGTTGGCTGACCGCTGAGCTAGGATTTCAGCGCGTTCTGATGCGCGTTTCTCTTCGCTCCATCCTTCCACTTCAGAAATCTTTGCTTCGGTCTTTGCAATGTCATCCCTGAGCATCTGTTCTGTGACCCGATACTTCATGCGGGAGACTCTTACCGCCATTGCGATCTTCGCCATTTGTTTGTAAGTGTAGTCGTTGAACGAACCTCTTGAGTAGTGCCACCCAATGCGGATGACACCTGCATCAACTTGAGCTGCGACGCGGTCATCCATTGCGCGTTTGGCAGCACAAAGACCATTGGCATTGAAGTAGTGAAATTTCGCTCGAGCTTCAAGGTTAGTGATCTGCTCAATTGAATCAGCTGTCTTTGTGATAAACTCGAATGTCATTTTCTGCTTCATTGTCTTTCTTCCTTTGATTTGTTAGTAGGTATGCACAACACTATAGAAGAACAAATCATAAACGCAACACCTTTGTTGATTTATTTATTACGCTTCTTCTGCTCCTCTATTTCTACTGCATGATCACCTTCCGCAATTTCAATTGCTCTTTCAATTGAGGACAGAGCTTCCATCAGGTCGGTCTTAGTATTCTTCCCTCCCCGTTGCCCAGGCATCAATAACTTCTTGATTGCATGTTGGGTGGCTGGGCAGGTTACACCGAACGCCTTCAGCACTGCATACACGTCAACGACGGAGCGAACCATGACGTCAGTTGGTGTAGTCCCCTCAGACACGGCTTCGCCAAGAATGACTTTGTTGTATTTTCCAATCTTCATTTCCCAGTGCTCCCGAATCCGCCTTCCCCGCGTTCCGTGACGCTGCCAACGACACCCTCTGTGAAGCTTCCATGGGCTGTTACTACCAGTTGAGCAACCTTGTCGCCTACGCCTACATGGTAGGGGTACTTACTATGGTTAATCAGGATAACCCCAATCTGCCCGCGGTAATCCGAGTCAATGATGCCCGGAGCATTAAGAACGCTCACACCATGTTTCAGCGCCATCCCGCTCCGAGAACAAACCATACCGAACTGCCCGGATGCAATCTCTACGCGAACCCCTGTGGACACTAGGGCCCGATCACCAGCAGGTATATCCACAGCAATGGTTGCTCTGAGGTCGTACCCAGCAGACAGCTCTGTGCCCTTGCTTAGCTTACCTTCATAATGGTTCTCACTCATCATATCTTCCTCATATAGATTTGTTTGATTTTAATGTTGTGTTGCTTTTTCTGGTTTGGCGACATCTGAACTATCTCCTCGTTCGCCTCGAGGTTGTAAAGGGTTTCTTTGAAGGACCTGTCAAACCCGCGTTGGTCTCCAGTGAAGCAAGCCATGTTCTTGGCCCTAGCGTTTAGGTATCGTCTTGGAACATACAATGGAAAGTCCCCAGCCTTTGCGGCATAACTGGTTCTCTTACGAGGTGACAGGTTGTACCAGTCCGCAAAGAGCTCTAGGAGGTTCTGCTCCCTCTGGAGCGCAGTGTTCCCTCCCAGTGCACCGACTCTATACTTGCTAATCAGGTTGTTCAGACTATAGGTGACATAGGAGTGAGCCCATTCAAGTAATGGCATGGTGATGACTGGTTTCTTTGGGTTCTCACAAGCTGCCAAGACGCTTGCAATACGACAGATGTTTAAGTGAACTCGGTTGTACAATCCCTGCTCAACCAGTGTGGAAGCATTGTCCTGAAGCACCACGATGTCATTCCGGAACGTCTTAGCAGCTAACTCAACCTCCTCGTCAGCGAAGGGAACCTCAATGACTGTCGTCTGTGTTGCGCTTTCAATCAGCTTCCGTAGACCGTCTATTATCTTTGGGTGAGGGGGTGAGAACTCATCGTCGTTGTATGCTGGTGTTTTTCCTTTGTGCTCAAGAACAATGAAGCGAGGTATTAATCCGCGCTTGATTGCATGGTCCCCAATGGACTCAAAGAAGTCTGGTGTACCACTGCCCATCAGGGTGACAGCAGGCCGCTCAACTGCCTGTACATTGTTCTTGGAATCACGATGCACCTTACCACCGAAATCCACCTCGTCGTACAGGCGAAGGTAAGCATTGCACATGACGCGAGCGTTGTCACTTGCTTTGATGTCACTAATCATTAACAGGTCGTCCGCGAACTCCCCAGTGTAAACACTATAGCAAGGCTGTTCCGCCAAGCTTGCAAACAATGCCTGCCCGCTTGCTGCTTCAGGTCCTAGGAACTGCCCAAACAATAACCCCTTCTCGTCAAGCACCTTCTTAAGCTGGAACAGTGGTTTCCGGCTGGCGTCCTTACCGCTACCAGTGCGCCCAATGATAAGGGTGAAGGTGTTAATAGTGGATCCTCGGAACGCATATCGTCTGCCGACTATGCCTGCGAGTGTGGTCATTACATTAGCAATCGCAAAGCTCTTGATGGGCTGGACGCTGTTGATGTAAAAGTATTCTGACATCAGTCCAGCCAGACCGGGCGGGAACTCCAATGTCTCGTCGGGAAGACCGGAAGCGATTGCGTCTGGGTTCTGCTTCTTGAGGAACTCGCTGAGTTGCGTAAGATCAACCGCATCGTCTGGTTCTTGGTTGACCGCTCTAGAATGCTGAAGGCTCCGGTCAATATACTCGTTCCCCCTTGCTGCAACCTTTGCCCGCTTTGCTCTTCTGCTTTCTTTGAATAGCCTACGGACTTGTTCATTAGACTCGCTGTAGAAGCAGAGTCTTTCAATAAGCGATTGATCCAGGATGCTATCGTCACCCTCCACCTCCTCGTCATACAGTTTTGAATTCTCGTCCCCGTTATAAGCTTGCCTGAAGCGGTCCATGACCTCTTGGTCTGTCTGTGTCTCAGGTTGCTCAACGAGCTCTATTCTTTTGACATCGTCATCTGGGAACTCCTTCAAGTAGAGCTCGTCAAACAATTTCTCACTGTCCACAGTCACTTCTTTTCCGTTACTGTTTTGAGTAATAATGATGTAGCGGCCCCAACTATAGTACTCAGTGTTCGCGCTCCGCCTACTGGTGAGCTGAGTGCCTTCGTATATAATATGGTATCCGTTTCCGCTGAAGCTCACTTCACAATAGTGCCCGTGTTCATTGGACCGCGAAACCATAAGGTCGTTCCGCGTTTGCACTTCGGGGTCTAGTTTTTTGTTGTCAAGGTCAAAGACACAGAATGGGTCTGTGGTGGTAAAGACAAATCCAATGTGAGTACCGATACCACTTTCAACAGCGGCGGTTGCTTGCTTAAAGGTAGCCCAATGGGAAGCGTCAGTAACGCTTGCCCTACTACCATTGATCCGAAGCGGTTCCTTGTTCACGCTTGGGTTACTGATAACCCATTGCTTGAACTTCTTCATTCTTCCTAGCATATTGTAATTCTCCGGTTACAAAGCCCGCTTCACGAGTGGGGCTGTTACTTTACAGGAGGGGCTCGGGACTGTCTATAGTGTTGGGGGACCAGTGTGAACCACTACATATAGGGGCTTGCTATTGGGAGCCCCGTTGTCTATATTTAGCCCCTCACTCGTGTAACCGGAGAATTACTTATGTCAGACCTCATCTTTGAATGGGAGCAAGCGGATCGCGCTCTCAGGAAAGCCAAGAAGCTTGAAAGCGATCTGCGAAAGGCGCTTGTCGCACACCACCATCCCGTCACCCTGCCAGAAGGTACTACTACCATTGAAGATCTCTTCAGCGGTAACGAACATGACGTTGTCCTGAAGATCACTCAGCCCTTTAGTTACAAACTAGACGCTTCCTTCCCTCAGGAGTGGTCCAACAGTGTTGTCGTTCGCACCAAGTATGAGCTCGTCAAAGCTGAATATAATAAGCTCAGTGACGTGCAAAAGAAGGAGCTTCAGCGTTGGCTAACAATCTCGCCAGGGTCCCCAAGCGTCAAAGTAATCCACACCGAAGCGGACGCATAATGAAACTGTTAGTTCAAACACTTTCAAAGTCGTTAGCCCCCGAAAATCGAGATCGAGTTTCATCAACCTACTTATATAGAGGTGAACGATCGGGGTCTGTAGGGGGCTTAAATTGCCGCACAATGAACAGTCAAACCTTAAACAACCAACCGGAGCAGTAATTATGGGCGATGAAGCCAATTTCCAGATAGACAGCGATTTAGAAAAACACATGAATGGCCCAGGCGATGTGGCCCCCATTTTTCAACAACCCGAGGTGACAGTAACTGAGCCGGAACCTATAGTAGTAGCACCAGCTCAGCCGCTTAGTCTACTCAGCACCATCACGCGGACGAAGCATAAAACACCACCTCGGATCGTTCTTCATGGTCCCGAGAAGGTTGGTAAGTCCACGTTCTTTTCTAAAGCACCTAACCCAATTTATATCCAGACTGAAGACGGTCTGACGGGTATTGAAGCTGAGGGGTTCCCCCTTTGCGAAACCTTCCAGCAGGTCCTGGATCAGATTGGGGTTCTCTGCACAGAAGAACACGATTACCGAAGCGTCATTATGGACAGCGCAGATTGGACGGAACGATTAATCCATGCCCATGTTTGCAGCATTGAGGGAGTCAGTAACATTGACAAAGCTCAAGGGGGTTATGGTAAGGGGTATCTTGAGGCCCTGAACCTTTGGAGAAGCGTCCTCCGCGGATTTGACTTCCTTAATAAACAGCGTGGAATGATTGTGGGCATTATCTGTCACAGCCGCATCGTTAGCATTAACGATCCAATGAACGATGTCTATGACAGCTACCAGATGAAGCTACATGATCCCAAGTCTGGTAACGGTAGCTCAGCTCTCTTGCGTGAATGGGCAGACATATTGCTATTCGCCAACACTCAAATCTTTACCCGTAAAATCATCAGGGATGGGGGTAACGAAAAGAACTCAGCTGATAAACTGGGACGCGCCACTGGTACTAATAAAAGAATCCTGTACACTAACCCTTCCCCCGCTTATGCAGCAGGCAACAGATACAATCTGCCAGCAGAGCTGGACCTAGAATGGGACGCGCTTCAAAACGCGCTTTCCGCAAACCCGTAACCGGAGAATTACTCATGGTACAATTAGCTCAACCTTTTAACCCAGCAGACATTCCACCTCAAGACAACAACTTTGAACCGTTGCCCACAGGTTGGTATCCCGCAATGATTGATGAAACCACTCAGAAGGCCACCAAGGCTGCTCAGCGTGGAGAGAACAATGATTGGTATCTAAATGTCCGCTATACCATCCTCGGAGAGAAGTTTGCCAACCGCAAAATCTTTGACATGCTTAATCTCCAGAACAGCGGACCCAATGGGCAGCAGACAATGGAAATTGCCTACCGTCAAATGTCTTCAATCTGTCATGCTATTGGTTCTGGTCCCATCCAGGACACGGACCAGTTGAAGGACATCCCAATGAGCATCCACCTCAAGATGATCCCAGCGAAAGATGATTACCCAGCGAAGAACGAAGTCAACGGGTGGCAGGCATTGGACGCTCAACCTCAGGCGCCAGGAACACCAATGCCTGCGGCAGTAACAACAGCAGCGGCGACACCTGCCACAGTAACCGACCCAACAGCAGCGCCGGCAGTAACTACCTCGGCACCAGCCAAACCGCCTTGGGAAAAGTAAGTAGCAGCCCGGGCCGGAGGTAACTCTGGCCCATTAGTGCGGGGAGAAATCCCCGCATATTTTTAACCGGAGAAACAGATATGAAGAAGCAAATCATCCCCCCTGCAAAATTACTCCACAACTATGACGCATTAAACAACCCAGCTCAATATATGGGCCTCCCAATATTCCAGTCCTCAATGATTGGAAAGATGGTTACTGTTAAGGAGGTTGTACCGTTCAAGGAACGATGGTGGAAACCTTGGGAGCGAACCCGTCACCGATCCTATTTCCAGCCAGGAGCAACCGTATTCAATACTCCGGGCTTCGGAAAGAGAATTCTCGTTCACCCTGCTCTATACCAGCAACTGATTGACGGACTACTAGACCCAACCGGAGCCTCAATAGATGGCTTATTCTAAACGGGTCAGACACGAGCTGGACAACCTAGAATATTATATTTGTACCACTATCATCCCGCGCCAACTGGGACGGGTCGTGTACCAGTTTAGATACAAGTCCCCAGTCTATAGAAGTGAAGTAATTAATATCATTAAGAAGCATGGGCTCACGCCAATTCCAATTGGAATGTATAGGGAGCTCCAAGCTAAGCAAGATGGGCTGACTTTTTACAGGTCACCAATGGAATCAAAGTTATACTGAATATATAGGGGCCGGACTTTTAGGCGTATAGGTTTTTCTCTCCGGTTAGCTAGTGCGCTCCGGCCCCTTCCATTATTACAACCGGAGCTCATAACCGGAGAAGTCTGTGTTAGAAATTCAAAAGATAGTAGACCAAGAGATATACGACAGCCAGGAGGAGGGTTTCCGTTATCACTTGGGGGCCAGCGTACTGGGTACTGACTGCGAGCGCGAGCTGTGGTATTCGTATCGGTGGTTTCGTAGGGTCATGCACAAGCCGAGTTTGCTCCGCCTCTTTGCTAGAGGTCACCGTGAGGAAGACGTCGTCCTGGCCCACCTTAAAGCTGTGGGCATCACAGTCCACGCCCTCAACCCTGAAACAAATGAACAGTATCACCTGAAAGCTTTGGGCGGTCATCTTGGTGGTAGTCTTGACGGCATCCTGACAAACATTCCTGACCCTGTTCTTGAAGCTCTCGGTCCGGGTTTGTTTGAATGCAAGACATCCAACGACAAGAGCTTCAATAAGATCAAGAAGGATGGTGTCCGCGCTAACAAGGTTGAGCATTATGTACAGATGCAGATCTATATGAAAGCCTTCAAGCTTGCCTGGGCTCTGTACGTCTGTGTTAACAAGAACAATGACGAGTGGCACTGGGAAGTTATAATGTATGACGCCCCCTTTGCTGAGAACTATATCCAGCGTGGCGCGAACGTCATAGCGAGCGACAAGCCCCCACTAAGGCTGACAAACGATCCGGGATTCTTCCAATGTAAATGGTGTGACTATTCTGAGATCTGTCACTATGAAGGCACCCCCGATATCAATTGTAGAACCTGTGCCCACAGCTCGCCAGAGTCAGACGGTCGTTGGCACTGTGCAAAGCTGCCAACCTATGCCATCCGGACCCATGACGAAGCGAAGAAGGGTAAGAAGTCAATTAATCATATGCCCTGCTCAGGGTTGCAGCACCAACACATTGAGCAGGTAAAAGCTTTATGACAATCACCCTCCGCAATTACCAAGACTACGCGGTCAAGTCAATCTTTGACTACTATAAGGAAGGCAACACTGGGAACCCGCTTGTCGCGCTCCCTACTGGCACAGGTAAGAGTCTGGTGCTCGCTGCTTTCATTAAGCGGATACTTGATGCCTGGAGTAATCAGCGGGTTCTCTGCCTCACCCACGTGAAGGAGCTAATCGTTAACGACGTCAAAGCTTTGCAGAGCATATGGCCCGACGCTCCAATTGGGGTGTATAGTGCCAGCCTTAACTCTAGGACTGTTGACAGCGTCACCTTTGGTGGTGTCGCCTCCGTTGCTCATAATATGCACCTGTTCAAGAACACCTCCATCATACTGGTGGATGAAGCGCATCTGGTCAGCCCCAACGGATCCACAATGTACCGCAAGATCTTTGAGTACATTAAATTCTACAACCCGAATGTCAAAGTGATAGGAACAACCGCAACAATCTATCGTCTAGGTCAGGGGCTTCTAACAGAAGGAAGCACAGCTCTATTCACTGACGTCTGTTGTGACCTCACTGGGTTGGAGGCGTTCAACTGGTTCCTTGAAGAGGGCTATCTATCACCACTAATCCCCAAGCCAATGATGACTGAGTTTGACTTGGAGGGTGTAGCTACCTTGGGAGGCGAGTTCAACTTGAAGGACTTAGCGAAGGCGGTTGACATCACTACCGTGACCGAAGCCGCTTGTGAGGAAATCTTATTGCATGGGGGCGACCGGAATTCCTGGCTCGTCTTTGCCAGCAGCATTGAACACGCACAACATATAGGACACTACTTACGAAGCAAAGGTATTTCGGTCGGGGTTGTCCACAGCAAAATACCAGACGCCGAACGGGACAGCATTCTGCAGAAGTTCTGTAGCGGTGAGCTCAGAGCTGTGGTCAACCAGAACATCCTCACAACTGGGTTTGACCATCCTGGACTGGATCTCATTGCTGTACTGCGACCAACCAAGTCTACCTCATTATGGGTGCAGATGCTGGGTCGTGGTACAAGACCGCTGAAAGGGAAAGAAAACTGTTTAGTATTGGATTTCGCTCGCAACACAGAGCGACTGGGGCCGATTAATGATCCGGTCCTCCCTAAAGCAAAGGGGAAATCCAAAGGAGGGGCAGCCCCCGTTAAGAACTGCCCCCAGTGCGATACATACAATCACGCCTCCGCTCGCACTTGTATCTGCTGCGGATACGAGTTCCCCCGCGGAGTTGACCTGTATATACAAGCGGGGACGAGCGTTCTCATTGCCCCACCAAAGAACGTAGACCCTGTATTCATTGAAGCTGATATCACGAACGTGACCTACAACCTGCATCCGAAGAGCGGGTTCACCTCTCTACGGGTAAGCTACTTCTGTGGCATGAGTAAGTTTGATGAATACATCCACTTCGAACGGACTGGGTGGATGAGAAGAAAGGCCCTTGAGTGGTTCAAAGACAGGGTCCCAGATGCAGACATTGAACCTCCCGTATCAACGGATGAGGTCATTGAGCTCTATGGAGAGCAGCTCGTTCCACCAAAGTGGATCAGGGTCCAAACCAATAAAAAGTTTCCGGAGATAGTTCATTATGGTTTCAGTGACGAAGGAAGAAGTGATCAAGCTAGTACGGGACGACATAGACCGGAGTGGTCTAGTGATACACTGTATGAACTGTAGGCATGGACTCAGCACCAGTGGTAACGGTACTGTTTCCGCAAACAACCTGCTCTGCAACCTCAATCCACAGTCGGGTCAGCCGCCACCCAACATCTTAGTCTACGGCTGCCCAAACTGGGAGCTGAAGGAATTTCAACTTCAGAGGGATCCATCGTGGGCTGCCAAACTACAAGAATACAATAACGATAATAAAACTGACGACGATTGGGACGACGACATACCATTTTGATTTATTTTGCGAAAGGGGTTGAACTGTTCGAACAGATGCCTATACTGGGTAACAAGTAAAGCAACTAATCAATCCAAGGAAAACAAAATGAAAAGATCAGACCTAGTAGCTCTTTGCAAAGAATTCGCTTCCATCAAGTACGAAGAAGGATGTGATCGTTTCGTTGAGTGTTACGGTGACGCAGAGTGGGACGAGTTCCTAAATGGAATTATCACTTGGTCGCAAGCTCGTCGCAAGCTGGTAGTCTTCGCAGAACGTTGGATGGAGAAGGACGCTGAAGCAGCTCATTACAAAGAGGACCAGCCTAGCGCGGCGGATTATTAAACTCACCACACCTCACGGGGCGCATTAGGCGTCCTTTGTCGTCACTAACCGGAGGACGAATATGAGTTACCCTGCAATCAATACAGTCACCATGAAGGTGATTGCCATTACCGATACTGTTGAGCAGTCTCACGCTCACGCTGACATCTCCTGTCCCCGCGATAACTTTATTATCGTTGACGACACTTGCTATGAGTGGCACCAGTTTACCGCTCCTGAGCGTCAAAAGCTTTTCAAAGAGCTCACTGGTAAGAACCTTGACTCCACTGGGAATCTCCCCTTGGAAGCCCGAGCACTCAACAACGCCCTTCGGAACCTTGAGCTGGATGAGACCCCATTGGAACAATTGAACGGGAAAAGACCCACGATACGCCCGATACATGCAGAGGGGCATACAGTCGAGCCTGGGGCGTTGAATACATCATCAAGCTTAACAGTAAGGCCCCCTGTTAAAAAGGGCCCCAGCATCAAGACAATCGTGTACGAATTGATGGATCTCAAAATGTCGCAGGGTATTATGGACGAGGATGCTGTGCCAGGGCTCCGGATAGACCTCATGAACGAAATGGGTGTATCCCACCCGCACATCAAACGAACCAGTGTGAGCACCACATTGGGCCAATGGAACAAAGAGAGGTTCACTAAATGAGAAACGAACAGAAGCCAATTGCTATCTCGGGGAAGGAACACGACCTCAAGGTCTTTGAAATCTTTAGCACCATCCAGGGCGAGGGTCCGTTCGCGGGTCGTCGTGCAACGTTCATCCGTCTGTACGGGTGCAACCTGCAATGTCCGCTCTGCGACACCGACTACACTTCAAAGAGAACTCAAATGACAGAGATTGACATTCTTGTTGCCGTTAAACAGTATCCCAACGAGCTGATCGTTATTACTGGGGGCGAACCTTACAGACAGGATATCTACAGTCTAGTTGAAGTTCTCCAGCTGGCGGACTACACTGTTCAGATTGAAACGAACGGGACCTATAATAGACCAATGCCATCCGGGACGACAATTGTTTGCAGCCCGAAGGAAGATTACCTCGGGGTCGGTATGCCTGGACGGGTCACTCACTACAAATATGTCATTCACCACAGAGCTGTCCATAAACCAGACGGTCTACCGACACTAGCACTCGCTCATAATACCAGCGAGGGTGGCATCCTTGCACGTCCGCCACTTGGTTTCCCTAGTGAGCGGATATACGTCCAACCTGTGGACACTGGGGATTCCGCTATCGACGAAAAGAATCTGCAGGCCGCCATTGTATCGTGTCGTCAGTTCGGATATACTCTGTGCTTACAAGTGCATAAGATTATTAACCTGCCATAACGGCAACCAATTAAACGCGCCACACCGGCGTCGGAGGAGTTTAGAATGAACAACAAGACAGACCCAGCACCAAAGGTAGAACGAGTTAAAGCTGAATTCAAAAACGGGATTCGCAAGCCCCTGAAAGCAGATTCAAAGTGCGGTCAGGTTTGGGCTATCTGTGATGGCTTAACCAACGGCACATCAATCCCGACTATCGCACAGGTATTCAAGAAAGCGTTACCTGCTGGTCTTAACGAGAACAACGTCAAGGTTGAATACATTAGCTGGCGTAAGTTCAATGGCCACCCTTCTGTTGGCAAGGGTCCTGAAGCGGTAAAAGCAAAAGCTGACGCTGAGAAAGCCAAGGTTGATGCTCAAGCTGCTAAAGTTAAGGCTCGCGCTGACGCAAAAGCTGAGAAGGAAAAAGCTTCAGTTGACGCTAAGGGTGCTAAAGCTAAAGCTAAGACCGAGGCTGCCGCTGCTAAAGTCAAGGCCGCAAAGGAAAAGGCTGACGCCAAGAACGAAGCTGCCAAGGTTAAAGCTGCTGCTGACAAGCAAGCAAAGTCTGACAAGGCTGCCGCTGCTAAAGTCAAAGCTGACAAAGCTGCTAAGGCTGCAAAAGCTGCTAAGGCTGCAAAAGCTGCCTAAACCCAGCTCAACAAGTCGTGCCAACAAAGGGGGCTTCGTGCCTCCTTTGTCGTCACCCACAACCGGAGGAAATACAATGTGCGGAATCGTCGGAGCCCTGCTCTACAATGTCAAGGACGACTTTGAGGTCAAACTTGTCAACACAATGCTCAATGAAATAATGAGAAAGAGTTCTGATCGGGGACGGGATGGTTATGGTTACACCACCCGCCAAGACAAGAACACACCAAACGTATTCAAGTCTTTGGTATCTTTTAAAAAGGATGAGAATGTTTCTCACCCCTACTTCAGCAGCCCCTTCAGGTATGGAACAATGATTGCCAACCTCAGGGCAGAGCCAACCACCGAATACATCAAAGAGAAGCAGTTCGTTGATCAACAGCCCTACACTCGGGGAGGTTGGAGTATGGTTCATAATGGGACTATCGCAAACGACAAGGAGTTGAGGGATCAGTTCCAGAATGGTTTTCGGGATTACCCATCTAAAATAGATAGTGCGGCAGTAATAGAAATGCTCCAAGCTACTCAAAGTCCTCATCAGGTGTCCACAATGCTCAAGGGTAGCTTTGCAATTCTAGCGCAAGACCAGCTCGTACCAGACAGACTTCACATCATGTGCAACTACCGTCCCATCTGGTACATTAACACCCCCTATGGAATGTTCTTTGCTAGTAGTGACGCATACTTGCCAACCAACTGGGGCTCAGCCACAATGGTTGAACCCTATACTTACAACGTATTTGGCTCGCGCAAACTCCTATCAAGTGCATCCTTGCTGCATGACGGCCCCGCTTACAGAAAGATTCTGGTCGTCTGTAGTGGTGGTCTAGATAGCGTAGTGGCAGCAACGAAGCTCCTTCGGGAGGGTAATGACGTTGAGTTACTTCACTTTGATTATGGGAGCAGGGCAACGACCCCTGAATTAAAAGCTGCACAGGAGATCGCGGAGCACCTCAATGTGACCCTGCATGTCATGCCAATGAACATATATGACAAGTCAGACAGCCCCTTGCTCCAAGCTGATTCGGAAATAGCTGGGGGCGAAGAGGGGGCTGAGTTTGCTCATGAATGGGTTCCCGCTCGAAACCTTGTAATGTTGTCACTAGCTACCGCGTTCGCAGAAGCTAAGGGCTTCAACGCTGTTGCACTGGGTAACAACCTCGAGGAAGCTGGCGCCTACCCTGACAACGAACCTGAATTCATTAACCGCTTCAACGCCATTCTACCCTTCGCGGTAAGGGATGGAAAGCGGTTGACAATTGAGCAGCCGGTAGGCAACCTTATGAAGCACGAAATTGTCGCACTGGGGCTGAAGGTGGGCGCCCCCTTACACTTAACATGGAGTTGCTACCGAGCTGGTAAGAGGCACTGTGGGACCTGTGGTCCGTGCTTTATGAGGCGGACTGCTTTTGAAATCAACCAACGAAAAGAGGTAATTAGTTATGACGCTTAGTTGCAGCAGATGGCACGAGATAGACTGTGGTCACAGGGTAGTCGGCCAGGGCGGGAAATGCGAGATGATCCACGGTCACCGCTACCGTATAGAGTTCCATGCCCGAACCGAAACTCCTACCTTCGAAATGGATCAATCTGTTGACACGGAAGAGCTCAATGAGATTGGGATGATAATTGACTTTGGAATTATCAAAGAGAAGCTCTGCGGATGGCTGGATGAGAACTGGGATCACCGTTACCTATGCTATGACCGTGACCCACTGGGTGAGCAGATAATGGAACTGGATCTTGGTGCTGTCTTTGTTGACTTTAACCCAACGGCGGAAAACATTGCAGACCATCTACTTAGAATTGTAGCCCAAGAGCAGCTCGCAGACACTGGAGTTGAGGTCTGGAAAGTAGTAGTTCACGAAACCCTCAAGTGTCACGCAGAGGCAACACTATGAAGCAGTCTATGAACAACGGAAGACTCTTCTACCTTTTGCTTGAAGCGATAGGGGAAGACCCCAATCGTGACGGGTTGAAGGAAACACCGGAGCGAATGATAAAAGCTTGGGAGCATTGGACAAGCGGTTATGATACAAACTTTGACGAGCTCCTGACCACCTTTGAGAACGATGGTAATTATGACCAGATGATAACGGTGAAGGACATTCCGTTCTACAGTCATTGTGAACATCACCTCGCTCCCTTTTTCGGAACAGCCACCATCAGTTACATCCCAGGCGAAGGTAGAATTGTGGGGCTCAGTAAGCTCAGTCGGGTTCTCGCTGGCTACTCAAAGCGCCTTCAGGTTCAGGAACGACTCACTGCTCAAGTTGCAGAAGCCTTAATGGAACATCTTAGTCCCGAGGGAGTTGGTGTTGAAATAAGAGCAAGACATCTTTGCATGGAGTCGCGGGGAATCGCTCAGCAAGGTTCGGAAACTATCACCACAGCTCTGCTCGGTTGCTATCGGGACGCCGAGGTAAAGCAGGAGTTTTTAAACCGTTGAAATCGCAGCTTAATCAAGTTGTTAACATCCGAAAATCGAGATCGATGTTCGTCAACCTACTTATACCGATGAATAGGAACGCCTCTGTAATCATGCTTAAATTGCCGCTATGAAGATCTACATTGCAGCCCTTTACTCCAACCAGTATAAATCGCCCGGGCGTCAAGCCAAACTTGATCAACGGGAGAAAGGGGTCATAGATGGACTGGAAAACTTGTTGGAGAGCTATCATTACGTCAACAAGGACAGCTTCGTTGACAAGATGAGGGAGACCGGAGCCACTGTCTTTTTGGACAGTGGTGCCTTCAGTGCGGACACTCTTGGGGTCACAATTGATATTGAGGCATACTGTAAATACATACAGGTCAACCAAGACATCATTCGCGTTCAGGATGGAACCCTAATGGCGGCCGTCCTTGATGGCATTGGTGACGCTCAACTCACTTATGAGAACCAGCTCACAATGGAAAGTCTGGGAGTCAGACCGATGCCATGTTTCCATGCTGGGGAAGACATTAGGTATCTGGAATGGTATATCGAGAACTACGATTACATCAGCCTCGGTGGGTTGGTGGGGGCGAGCGTTAAACAGCTCACCATCTGGTTGGACAGGGTCTGGAATAACCATCTAGTGGACGGAGCTGGGAATCCTAAAATTAAGGTCCACGGATTTGGTATCACCAGTATTCCACTCATGGAGCGTTATCCTTGGTTCAGTTGTGACAGCTCCTCCTGGATCCAGAGTGCAGCCTTTGGAACTATCATCACCCCCGACTTTGGAACGGTGAGCGTTAGTAGCAAGAGCCCTTCGAGATTTGATAAGGGTCAACACCTCACAACCCTAACATCCATAGAAAGGGAGTTTCTTGAAAACCAAATCAGGGAGCAGGGGTTTGACCCCGACAAGCTTGCAATCGTGTATGAAAGTCGTGCAACATATAATCTCTGGACGTTCACCGTACTGGAGGATCTAATTAATGCTAAGGCAAAATCTAAGACGGTAGTCCAGGAACTTTTTTAACCGGAGAATTAAAAATGAAGAAGAACGAGATTGGAGTTGAGTATGAAGGTGGGCCCCGTAATGGTGTCACCGAGGTCATTGGTAAGGACGCATGTCGGGTCCACTTTGACATACTGTGGAACGACATGACATTGAAGCATCGGGACGTCTACCGCAAGACTGAGCGGCTAACCGAAAGCGGTGACGCTATCTTTACCCACGACCCAGTTCTAAGCGGGGAGCAGTAATGGAAATCAAAATTGTCTACCCCATATTGTGTCAGGGGGAAACTCACACGTCCAATAGTTTTGATGTTCTTCAAAGGGTCTGCGATGCAGAGCTTTGGGACTTTGATCAGCAAGGTGATTCAAAGGTTGTTCATGCCACCAAGTTCTTTAGCGATGTTGAACAAGCTAAGTTCTCAAGGAATGCGTTCATTGCACGTCTACACGCTGTGAAGACTAAATACATGGGCATTCGAGCTCCACTCATCACAGGGGTATTCTAATGCTCAAGTCCTTAAAGTTTGTTCAGGGGGCGGTTGGCAAGCGGGACTTCATCCCCGCCCTAACCCACTACCGGATCAGAGACAGTATCATTACCAGTTACAATGGAACCATCGCGCTCAGTATGCCCATCGCGTGTGACATAGATTGCGTTCCCCAAGCGGAACCATTCTTCAAAGCGATTGCTCGTTGCGAAAGCGATACGATATCAATGTACATGACTGAGTCGGGTCGCCTTGCAATTAAGAGCGGCGGGTTCCGTGTCTACATCCCTTGCATCACCGAGCCAGTTGCTGCCGTTGAGCCCGAGGGAGAGTTCCCAGACAGCTTTGACGGGTCTGAGTTAATGAAGGCCCTCCGTATTGCTCAACCCTTTATTGGTACTGATGCGTCACGTCCTTGGGGAACTGGTGCGCTCCTAGATGGAACCAGTGTATTCGCTACCAACAATGTCGTCATTGTTGAGGTGTATACAGGGGTGGCGTTTCCGTTTAAGTGCAACCTTCCAGGCACCACAGTCAAGGAGCTGCTTCGCATAGGTGAAGACCCGATAGCGGTTCAGGGGAATACAAACTCCATCACCTTCCATTATGAGTCGGGTGGCTGGTTAAAGACCCAGCTATATAGCTGTGAGTGGCCTGACGTGAAGAGGGTAGTGGGTGCGGAATGCAACCTTACCCCAATAGACGAACGCATATTTGAAGCTCTAGAAACCCTGCGACCCTTTGTGGACAGTGAATACGGGAAGGTGATGTTAACGAACGAAGGGATCAGCACCGATGTCAATCCGTTAGAAGGAGCTCACGTTGACATTCCCGACTTCGGTATAGAGGGAACGTATAATCTAAAGATGCTCGCTCTGTTAAATGAGATCGCAATTGAAGCGGACTTCACAACTCACCCTCAGCCCTGCCTGTTCCAAGGGGATCATCTGCGCGGAGCAATCATTGGAATGAGAGACGGGTATAAGCGTGAGGCATGATTCGCTAGGAATGTTCTGGGAAGACCTACCTCCAGAGCCAAAGGTTAAAAAGAGCGCGATTAAACGCATACCTCCGGACCCAGTGTGGTTAGATGCCGAGTACCTGCCTTACCTTGCCGAAGCAGAGCGATTCGAATTGGACGCTGAGCAATACACCGATGAAGATCTAATCGGGCTTAGAGAGCCCCTAGTGTTCGACATTGAATCGAATCCCAACTATTTTCTCGTCATGTTCATGGGTGTCCACAGCAAGAAGCTTATCTGGTTTGAGTCCCTCAACGGCTCCCAGTTTGATATTGAAAAGCTCCGCTGGCTGGTAACGACTAAATTAATTGTAGGCTTCAACAGCCGGAAGTATGACATTATTATTTTGGCGTTGGCATTAAAGGGTTATGACTCATCCATCCTAAACAATGCTACTGACATGATTATCAACCAGGATTATCTTCCTTGGGACGTCCTCAGACACTATAAGACAAGGGACCTTGAGTGTAACCATATAGATTTAATAGAGGTGTCCCCCGTATTTGGTTCTCTGAAAATATATGGGGGGCGTATACATTGTCAACGGATGCAGGATTTACCATTCCCGCCAGGAAGCATTCTAAGTTATGAGCAGGCAATCATTACCCGCTTGTATTGTACCAACGACCTTGATATCACCTGTGACCTTTTTATGGTGCTTGAAAAACAACTCTCATTACGGGAAACGATGGGGAATGAGATGGGGCTTGACCTTAGAAGTAAATCCGACGCTCAAATTGCTGAGGCAACTATTAGCCAGACTCTAAGAAAGCTTCAGGGTTCTAAGCCCCTTCCCCCCGCAACAGAAGTCGGGAGAAAATATAAATATCAAATCCCCGACTATCTAAACTATAGGAGCCCCCTTATGCGGTGGGTTCTTGAGGTGGTGAGAGGGCTAGAATTTGAAGTTGGTCTTAAGGGGTCAATTATATTACCCGAGGACATGAAGCTCCTGTCTCAGATCCCTATAGGGGGCAGTGTTTACAGAATGGGGATTGGTGGGTTGCATAGTAGCGAGGACAGTGTCTCGCACCATGCTGACGCTGAGCATAGATTGTTAGACAGGGATGTCACCAGCTATTACCCCTTTATTATACTCAACCAAGAGCTTTATCCGAAGCACCTCGGTCGTGAGTACCTTGTAATCTATAGGGGGATTGTTAACCGTAGGCTCGAGGCTAAGGCCTCTGGTAATAAGATAGTCGCTGACGCTTTAAAGATTACTATCAATGGGACTTTTGGTAAACATGGCAGTAAGCATTCTCTTGTCTATAGCCCTAACCTAGTGATGCAAATTACCGTGACGGGGCAGCTGGCTCTATTACTTCTAATAGAAAGATTGGAACTAGCGGGGATACCAGTTGTGTCCGCCAATACTGACGGCGTCGTAATCAGACCTCACATTAGCAAAGAACAAGAGATGGAAGATATTATTTTGCAATGGGAAAAAGATACCCGCTTTAATACCGAGGGGGTCGAATATAAGTCGTTGTACAGTAGGGACGTGAATAATTATATAGCGGTACAGACAGACGGAACCACAAAGACGAAGGGGATCTTTGGTGATCCCGGATTAAGCAAGAACCCACAGAACAACATTGTGGCCACAGCCATTAAGCGCTTACTCACAGATGGCATACCAGTTGACCAGACTATCAATGTCTGTAGGGACATCACCCAGTTCCTGACAGTGCGAACTGTTAAAGGTGGGGCTGTGAAGGATGGTGTATACCTCGGGAAGGCGATTCGCTGGTACAAGAGCGACAGCGTCGGCGGGGAAATAGTATACGCCAGCAGTGGTAACAAAGTTCCAATGAGTGAGGACGCACGTCCTCTAATGAACCTACCAGACGAGTTCCCAGATGACGTGGACTTCGCTTGGTATGTTGAGGCCGCTTTGAAGCTTTTAAAAGAAATCGGATTTAATTTAGATTAAAGGTTGCGCTTCTGATTTGTTTACCTATACTGGGTAACAGTTACATCAAACAAACAAACCGGAGCAACACATCATGTCACACAAAAATATCGCAATGGACAACGTCGCCAACAAGTATCATCAAGCAAGTCTTGCATCACTTGAGAAAGGTGAAACCAATGACTGCACTGTCAAGGCAGTGTCAATCGCTTCAGGTTGCAGCTATGACGAAGCTCACAAGCTTATGGCAGAGCAGGGTCGCAAGAAGGGTCGGGGCGCACATGGCTGGAGAGAAGCACTTCGCAAACTGGGTTTTCGTTGCGTGATTGAAAACAGCATCACCGCTCGTACGCTTGCCACCATCATGCCAATGCTAGAGAATGACAAGACTTATGTTATCCACAGCACACGTCACGTTAGTGCGGTTGTCAATGGTGAGTTCCTTGACTGGGCTTACATGCGTCAGAAGCACGTCAACGCGGTCTATCAGGTTGTTCCTTATGCTAAGAAGGTCAAGCTTGTAACTCCAGCAGCCCACATCATGAAGGAACGCGGTAAGGGTTGGAAAATTAAGCCACCAGTCCGCGGTCATGGTGCTAAGATTTGGGCCTTCATGGAAGAGGAAGTTGGTTCAGGTCGCGCTTGGTTTGTCAACCGTGAAACCAAGCCTGATCTTGTAGACTTGGTCTTGGAAGCGTTCGCTGGTGAGATCACCAACGTCAACAATGTCAAAACAGAAATCAGCTGCTGGGCAAAGTACCACAGAGAACTGGGTCAGTAATCCCACTCACCGCAAAGGGGCGCTTCGGCGTCCTTTGTCGTCACTAATTTAATTTGATTTAATTTGCGTTATCGCTTGCGGAGTTCAACTAGATGCCTATAATGGGATACATAAACAAGCAAACAAGGACGCACAAAATGACAAATTCAAAAGCAAGCAAAGCAAAAAACCTCAAGGTTTTAATGACAATGAACGTTGACCAAGCTTACAAAGCTTTGTTTGCTGCTAGGGACGCCGGTGACCTTGCTGGAATGACAGCCGCTCGCAAGCAAATCGCTCGCAAAAACGCACTGCTCAACAGCAAGTAAGGAGAAAAGAAAATGGCAAAGCTACTACTCAAAATCAAAGCAACTGACAGCAACCGAAACGCTTTCACTCTTTCGACTTTCGACAACGGAGCGGTTGTTCTTAAAGGGGTTGCAGCTGACCATTGTCTGTCAAGCTTAGTTAGCAGGGGAAATGGAACAGCTGAACGTCGCGCAACAGTTCGCACCATTGCCAAGGGTTGCAAAACATCAGCTCAGCTTGCAATGAGAATCAGCGCCGTATCCTTTTGGAACTGGTCGGTATAAAGTACTTGCAAAGTAGAAACATTCCTCTATAGTGCTTTACATACACCAAAAAACAAACCGGAGAAAGACAATGTGCAATTCAAAAGATCAGGGTGACTTTGCTGCATTCCTCGCTGAAGCTGGTAAGGACTTTGACGCCGAGCTTGCTGGGGACATCGCACAGCTTAATGAGTTCGCAGTAGACGAGAACCTCACCTTTCTTGGTCAAAGCACCAGCAAAGCAACTATCGCCAAGTATGAAACCAAGTGCAAAGACTGCAACGGTTCCGGCACCTTTACTAGCTGGGCAGGTCGCCCCGTCGGTCCTTGCTTTAAGTGCAAGGGAAAGGGAATTATCTTTACCAAAACTAATCCTGTCACTCTTGAAGCTAACCGTAAAAAGGCAGCTGAAAAGCGCGTCGCTGATAAGGTTGCTGCTGTTAGCAAATCCGACCAGTTCTTAATTGACAATCCTGACATCGCTGAGTGGTTTGTTGACACCGCTAGCTGGATGGATTTCTCCCGTAGCTTGCGTGACCAGTTAGTTAAAAAGGGTTCGCTCAGTGAGAAGCAAATTGCAGCCGCTCGCACCAGTGCAGCCAAAGCAAAAGCAAAGAAGGTCGCAAAGGAAATTGACCACAGTGCAGCTCAAAGCGGAATAGACATCAGCAGCTTGAAAGGTTACTACTCGGTCCCACAGGGGGACACCAGACTGAAGGTCTACGTCAGCCATCCTGGCAAGCAAAGCAACTGGCACGGAACTACTTTTGTTTCCGATGGTGCTGAGTACGGGTCACGCACCAACTACGGTCGCCAAGCTCCCACTGGTCTTTACAACGGAAAGATCCAGGAGCAGCTGACAGCTATTCTAGCTGACCCACTTCAAGCACAAATCGCCTACGGTAAGTTGACAGGGACTTGTGGAATGTGCGGTCGCCACTTGGAAGACGAGACCAGTGTAGAGATTGGCATGGGTCCAATCTGCAGAGGGAAGGCGGGGATATAAAATGAGAGTTGAAACCAATCCAAACGAACCGTGGAAGGGCGAGGAGCTGGTCTGTGACTGTGGGCAACGATTCCCCCGCGCCGATCATTCTGCAACTGGGGACAAAGCACTCAAGCGTAGACGCAAGCAAGCTATCAGTCATCATTTGAACGATTGCTCTGTCGGTCATGATTCAAGACGAAAAAGACAAATCTGGGAAGCTGAGAACGACGAACAACGGGAGCAAGGTTTTAAGTATTCAACTCTTGCAGACGCTGGGTTCACACGTGAGCAAGCGGAAGCATTAATCGAGATCTTCGGATCATAACTTTCTAAGAGAAGGAAAATAACCATGAGTCCCGACCAACGATGTGCGATATACAATGCAGATGACCAGCTCGTAGAGGTGCGTGTCATTACCCTCGCCGTCTGGGCATCAGGTCTCAAGGGTGCAGTCAAGGGAGTAATTGTGAATCCCAATCTCGTTCCCACAGTCCGCGAGTTCTTAAAGGCCGACAAGGATTGTACAATTAAGGACATGAGCGATCACATTAACAGCAGCTACGACGATGTCAAGGTCCAGCTCCGCGAGTTGGGGTTAATGTAGTGAAACCAGCAAATTCCGAGGGGGGATCTCAAATTCGGGGTAAACCTATGGGGGTACAGGCTGAGATCGCAGGGCCCCCCGCCATACTAACACCGGCCCCAAAGGATGTGGCGCGTAAGAGCGCCTGGAGCTATACAATTGAGATTGATAAAAAGAACCCCTGTCTCTACTGCGGATCAACCAGATTCGTGAGGTATGAGGGTCAGTGGCCCTATTGTGAAGGATGTAAAGCGGTATGAGTTGGGAAAGTACATGGACTCCAACAGCGGATAATATTAATGCTCTACCCAACCCGATCCGGGACTACATCCACGGTCTTGAAACATTGTGTGACCCAGCCGGAATTATAATTGAAAACACCTTGCTCCAAGACAAAGTTAGGCTTTTAGATTTTGCTCTAGGGCGAGCAATTAAAAAATGTGAGGATGCCCAATGAGTGAACTAACTTGTCCCTATTGCAAACAACCCGCGAAGCTGGTAACAGGTGAACTCATTTACCCCCACCGCCCAGATTTACAATCGAAACGGTTCTGGCACTGTGATCCCTGCGATGCCTACGTTGGAACCCATAAGAACAGTAGACATCACGCTCCGTTGGGTGGGCTGGCGAATGCCGAACTGAGGAAAGCGAAGAGCAAAGCTCACAGGGAATTTGACGTACTATGGCGACAATGGGGAATGCCTAGGGGAGCTGCATATAGTTGGCTCGCTGGACAGTTATCCGTTGAGGTCAAGCATTGCCATATTGGAATGTTTGATGTCGCAACCTGTCAACGGGTCTGCGATATAATGAAGGTGTTTAAAAATGGGAACCCGTAGAAGCGCCCACGGAGGAATAGACATTGCTTAAACGGGTTCCCTATCCTACGCCAACCCACCGCAACAGTGAGCACAATAGGCGCGGGATTCCTACGCTGCTTCCTCTAGCAGCGGAACGTGACCAAACAATTCCCAGTGTGGGCGGTCAAGTCCCTCGAACACTTCTTTCCGATACTTCCTTGCCCAGAATCCGCCCCATCGTATATTGACGTTCAACTCGATAGCTGCTTCAAACATTGCACGAGCGATGAGGGCGTAATGGTATCCATCGTGACTGGTCTTACCGTCAACCCACGGATAGATATCAACCGCTCCCGACAACCCAGTGGCGTCTGGAAGGTGTTTGCTTTTCATCGTCCAGCTAGTGCCGGCCTCAACATAACCCCTCTGCTCCGCCATTGTACGCCGACCATCAACAACCGAGAAGTCTATCTTGCACTTCTTAAGTGCTAAATGAACGACGTCAGATAACATCCCCTTGACACCAGATAGGTGCATCTCGGAACCTGTTCCTAGCTTGTGATGCTGCATTACCATCCTCCTACTTGAATAAATTTTTAACGCCAGCAAGAATCCCTTCCATTGGCGGTATAGCTTGACCCTGAGCCGCAGCGGAATCCCTGTCCTTAGCTCGCTCCCTAAATCCAAACCATGATCTTATGATTGCGGCGGGTAACGCCTGGACTCCCAGTATCACTGGCCACAGTCCAGCAACAGCAGTGACCGCCAATGCTATTGAAGCACCAACAGACAAGGCAGCGTTCTCCTTCATTGCCGACTCAATGCTCATGTGAAGTAGGTACATGAAGTAGATCGAGGTCCCAGAAACGACGAATGAGAATTGGAAGACAATAAAGGGTCTTAACCAACTCCATCCCGAGGACTTGGTCATAGCAGTATGACGCTTGGTCCACTCCCTGTCATGCTCAACGTCAGCTTGTATTTCTGCCGTCAACACCTTCTGGCGTTCCTCTGGAGACAGGTCATCTATCTGATTACGAGCTTCCGCACCAGTAAGACCCTCGGGGGGCTTCTTACCCGTCACCGCTCCTATAACCGCCAGAGCCATTTTCCCTGCTGGGTGAGCACTGATAAGACCAGTGCCAACTGTCTTTAATATGTCTGCTATATTCACGGTATCTGTCCATCCGTTTTGACATCCAATTTAGTTGCAATCCTAATAAGCAACTCCCTATTCCCAGCAGCAAGCGCCTTGGCTTCTATCACGCTATCCGTCAGAGCTACCATCTTGGTCTCAACGATAGTAACTCTCGTCCCCTGATCCCCAATCCTCTCAAACTGCTTCTGGTTACTTGCACTGTGAACAGCGAGCATCTCTGTCGCCTCCTCAGCGGCCGTACTTTTAACCCATACACCCAACAACACGACAAAGAAAGTCAACGCCGCTCCCGCGATCCACTGTGGCACCTTTACGACATCTGGCATGTTCATTCTTCCTCTGCTGGCGGGACTCGGCCGATAACCGTTTGGTCGTCTGCCGGATTAAGACCCGCGTGTAATTTTGCTATCCGTATCTTGGTATCGTTGTGACTTCGCTCGGCTTCCATTCTAGCTTCTGCCGCGAGCCTTTCGGATCGCTCTCTTCCCTCAGCTGCACTACGAACCATCGCCATCATGGCGCCAATCAAAGCAAACAATACTCCAGAACCTATAATGTGAAGCTCAAACCCTTCTGTGGCCGCGAGACCTGATACCTTGGCGCCTCCTCCGAACGCTACAAACGCAAACCCAGCAATCATCATCCACTGGTTCTGTTTCATGCCTAGAATTGTTTTAATCACTTCTTCCATTACCGCGCCCTCCTTATCGATATAAAATTAAAGCGATCTCGAACCTCTCACGCATCGCTTCTTCCGTAAAATGTTTTGCCAGTTTGTATTTGGTCAAGATGAACTGAGCGAAAATCTCTTTAGTGAATTTGTCCGCGCCAGGAGTGCTATGGTACTGCACAGCGTAGGCGTTACACTCGGATCGGAGTCTGTATGCAGGGGAATAACGATATCGGAAGTAGTGTGACCACAGTGTCTCCCAGTGCTCCCAGATGTGATGGTCTTCATGGTTGTGGAGACCAATGTCATCTTTGTACTTAGGATGGATCTTGGTTCGTGTCCAAGGGCCAAACAATACCACCTGACCGCCCATACGAACGTCATCCGTATAGACGATCTCGTGTAGTATCCAGAAGCGGAATAGTTTCACAGCGTTCCATCCCAATCACTTGCGTATAGTTCGCCCCTGGAGCTTATGAACGCTTGAGTCGCTTGAACCTTTCGTTTTTCTTGCCGCGCTGGTTCAATTTCAACGTCAGTTAGTTTGCCGTCAACCACCTGCTTTTCAGTTACCGCAGGAACCTTGACTGTCTCAGTTGTTGTCTTTCCAGCTACTTTTACATCAACAGTCGGTAGGCTTGCGATATACGCCGCTTTGACCTCAGCATCAAAGACTATGCCGCAGAAGGTTTTAACCCTGTCTGATTCGGTTGAGTAGTCCTGTAGCGGTTGAAACGTTAAGTTGTGCCGTTTGCCTCGGACGCCGCCAATTACAGGGATGCACTCAATAGTAACTATCAAGGTTTTTTGATTGAAACTACAGATTTCTTCGCAGTCTGGCCGCGCATACTCTTTTATATACGGAAACGCCTTATGAAGTTTAAGCGATGTAGCACAGGTTGAGTCGGGAGCTTTATCGTTTAGAACAGCGCCATCACTAGAATTTATTGAATTATCCTCTCTAAGTTTAATCATTACGCTGCGTCCGTTATGTAAGTTCCTGTGATGTAAATATCAGATACCCCTGTGGTTAAATCGCCTACCGCGACAGTCTGGGAATTCCCTGCGTCTATCAGTTCGGTTAATGTCATAAACGAAACGTTCTCAGCAATAGTAGCGGCGACATTAACCGGAGTGGATGAAAAGTTGACTTGATTCATTCGGACGTTCAACGTTGCAAAGTTCCCTGTGCCCCCCTTAAAATCAGAGTCAAATGGTAGGTTTCTGATATAGAAGTTATTGCCTGCGGTCATTCCGGTCGTGACTATATTGACCAGAGCAATTTCAAGGAAAACCATATCTCCTACTCGGGTATACCAAGATGAGGCTGTTGCTGTTCCGGTATTCCCTCCACTCGAAGCGTCTGCAATTTCCGCCGTGAAAGTGGTGGCGGCAGAGTATGTAGCGAGAACCCCTCCACCAGCAGCAGAGAAATCAATACCCTTGCCTGATGTGCCTATGACTACATTTCCTGATGTTGCGGTTATGTCACCACTAACATCAAGTGTTCCTATAACCTCAGCACCATCGTTATCAACTTTAAGTCGAGCAGTAACTGTGGGGGTCGCGCCTGTTGCTTTGGAAGATTCAGCGCCAATATGCACTTCCCCTGTTGGGTATAGTGAAACCGCTGCCGCCCCAGTTAAGCTGTTAGCCCCATGAGACACCCACAAACTACCAGCACCACGATAGCCATTTGATGTTAGATTAACTGCGAATGATCCTTGTGATGTCAGACCGCCAACGCCTCCAACATCATAATAGGAG